GTAAGGCTCTCGCTGGGAACTATTGTATTGGTAGCAATATCAATAACAGGATCTCTCACATGGGTAGCCAGAAGTGCTTGGGAGGCTTCGAGGGAGAAGTCCGAACTCGTACACAGAATTGAAGACATTGAGGCTTGGAAGGTGGCTTATGAAACCTCGACAGAAAAATCGACAGCAGCACAAACAGAAGCGTTGAAGATTTTAGCAGCAGAGGTTCGTGGCTTGAGCAACAATATGATTGCGATAAACACTGTTTTGAAAATTTCTGATATAAAGTTTAATAACACTTCATCCTTTATTCAATGAGCACAAAAGAAAACACACTCCCAAAGCTTACTATCACCATTCCAAAAATAGTGATAAAGCTTCCAAAAATAGTAATTAAGAAGCCCGAACCCGAAACAGAAAAAAAACCAGAACTCCCAAAAATAAAGAAAAAAGGTGTTCCAAGGAAGCGAAGTATGAGAAGATTAGTTTAATTTCTTAATCCAATAACATGGAATCATTAAAGCAAAAACTCGTTCGTCACGCTAAAAGTGCTGCTGTTACATTTTTTAGTACATTCGCACTTTCATTTTTTGTACTCCTTCAGGGAGTATTGGAAGGTGGAGAGATCGTAATGACCTCCGCAATCCTTGTCTCATTGCTAACAAGTGCTGCACTTACAGCCTCTCGTGCAGTTGTAAAACTCATTACTGAGAAATTGACAGAGGTGATTGCTAAAAGAAAATTACAATAAAAACATGAAAGATTCTTTTATCGAATTCTGGTATTTAATTCGTGGGTACAGAAAACCGTCGCTTTTGGGCGATGAAACCGAAAACACAAGAACTGTTAAATTTGGTACTGTTCCAATAAAGCCTCTCAACCAAAACGACCAGATTGATTTGTCTGCTGGGGTTGAGGCAAGCCAAGGAAGGCATGGCTCTTGTGGTTGTACAACGCTTGCTGGTGGTATTTGCCAAGATAATGCGATACAGAAGACCAGAGACAAAAATCTTGAGGTCGACTGGCTCAAGGCATGGAACTCAATGATAAGCATGGGAATTGCACACGACAAAAGAGGAAGCCATTTAAGAGATAATCTTTGGTACGCTCAAGCTATTGGGTACGAAGATAATAAAGGCGGTACTTGGAAGGCTGATATTATAGAAAAAATATCACGGAGCGATTGCGAAAAATACATAAGAATGGGCTACCAAATTTACACAGGATCTCATTGTGGGTATCCGTTTTGTGATAAAAATTGGTTCTTCAATGTTGGGAAGAGGGATTTTGGGCATTGCTTTAGAAAAATTGGGTTGACTCTCTGGCAGAAATTGAAAGTTTGCTTGAACGAAACAACTTGGAAGAATTACGGATTTAAAAGGGAATCCCAGTTCTTTTCTTTCTTTGAGAACGACGATAAATTGATGAGCTGCTATGTAATGACTTGGAAGAGGTACGAATGACACAATCTGAAGGCGAACTCGTTTTCTCTGCTCATTTGAAGCATGCAAATATAAAATATGTAGCTGAGTACCAATTTTACGAAAAAAGGAAGTGGAGGGCTGATTTTGCATTGCTGGAGCATAAGATTTTGATTGAGATTGAGGGCGGTGTTTATTCAGGAGGAAGGCACACTCGTGGATCGGGTTTCGAGAAGGACTGCGAAAAATACAACATGGCTACTGCTCTTGGCTGGAAAGTTTTTCGGTTCACCACAAAAAAAGTAATGAGCAATGAAGCCATTGAATTTATTGAGGGGTTTTTAAATGGTAACGCAAATTGTTAGCCCAGCAGCACAAGCCCAGTAAATAGCCATTTTAAAGTCTCCATTCCATAAATATGTAATTGAGGCGAGAATGTCCAGTATTATGAGAACGATTGGGAATATTTTTTCCATTAGAACATTGTTTCTTGGCTCAAGCGTTGGTTACAGTCTTTTACATACTCCTCTTCTGTTTCAACCAGAATAAAATCACAACCACACTTTTTAGCTGCGACGGCTGTTGTTCCGCTTCCAGCGAACCCATCAAAAATAACTGGTCGCTCGTTTCCTTCCTTTTTTCTCCAATCTTTCATTAAATAATTTTCCAGACACCAGACCATGAGTTCAACTGGTTTTTGTGTTGGGTGCGTTTTGTCTATTGCACTTGAACCACCTTCGAGGTTTCCGTAATACCTGTAATTTACCTGCTTAGCCACCTTATCAAACGAAGTCCAAGCAAGCTCTCCATCGGAAAAATTTTCAACAGGGTTTCCCTTGTACCAAAATATAAACCCTTTACATCCTTTTTTCCACAGGCATGGGAAATAATTACCACCCCAAATTATTTGATGTTTACTTATTCTTTGTATTTCATTGAAATATTCCTCGCTTGGAATATTGTCGTCCCAGTCGGAATTCTTGTATTTATTGGCTTTGTAACGCTCTCCGCTCTTTGTTTTGTTGGTTCTGTTGAATTCGCCAAAACCAATGCCGTAGGGCGGATCTGTTAAAACCAGATCGACAGAGTTATCTGGAAGCTTTTTCATAACTTCAAGGCAGTCACCGTGTATTACTTTATTTAGATTCTCTTTTAAGTAGTTCATTTTGTAAGCGGATTATTTTTAAAATAAGTTTATCTTTATCCCACAAGAGCATTCGCTTTTGTTTTTTTGTTAGCCGAGAGTGATCAAGTTTTGTGTTCATTCTTCACCAATGTAACGAAACCTTTTAATCATCTCGATATTAAAATTGTGCAACACCATACAGGAGCGTTGTTCATCTTTTTTGTTCGGAACTGGAACTGGTTTTCTATTCTTCCACTGCTTCGTAGCTTCCCTTGCCTCATCTTCCGTCACCTTTACACATTCGTACTTGTCTCCAACTTTGTAGTGGATTTCATGTGTTGTAACCGCAGTCAATAACTCATTGCCCATTAGAATTTGTGATTTATTTCTTCTTCTTTTTTTCCAAACGATTTCCAAGATTTTGAGAACCAAGTAATCAGCCTTCTTTTAACATCGAAAGTTTTTTCTGTTTCCCAGCGAACCTTCTTTCCAGATTTTGTCGGTTCAGTCCAATAGTTCACGAACTTAGAAATTTCGGCGGAACATTCTTCTCTTGAAATTTTGTATTCACCAATAAAATAAGAAATTGTTTTTTCTTGTAATTCTTTATTACTAAAAAATTCCTTATTCACTTCTGAGGGTGTGGGCGATTTTTCGCCCTCTTCTTTCTTTATTTCTTTAGTTTCTTTATTTTCTTTATATATATCGGACTTGGTGTCCAACAACTTTCCCACAACTTTCTCACAACTTTCCTCAATGTGTCCAACGGGTAGGTTGTTATTCTCAAGCCAAATAGTCATTTTTTCATATTTCCCACTGGAGGTTCTGCCCTGTTTTCCTATTTTAATTATTTTTAGTTTTTCTAACTCAGGAAGGTAACGCTGGACTGTTTTTTCAGAGACACTTGCGAATCTCGCAATATCAAATTTATAACATTCGATTTCTGGTGTATTTTTCTGTTTTGCCGAGAAAGAACAAATTGCAATATAAATAAGTTTGCAACCAGCCTGTTGTTTAAATGGTAGGGACTCTATTTTTTCCATAGCCCCTTTCTCATACCATCCGAATAAGCCGAGTTTTATATTTCTAGGCATGGTATTGGTGGTAAACGGCAAACCTTGTTAGGTTTTTAAAATCGATAAATTCTTTTCTAAACCACTCAAGTCTATGTCTGTGTTTTTTGTATTTTCTGTGAAGATTTCTCTCGATCCTTTTTGCGTTATGAAAGTCTCTTGCGTACAAAACTTTTAAAGGGAATGGGTTTCCTGTTTGAAAGGTTTTTATTCTTTTTTGTAAATTATCAGTAACACCAATTTTCACAAATTCCCCGCACTGTATAAGATACAAAATGCTTTTGAAATTATTTTCTGAAACAAGGATAGAAAGTTTTTCCATTATAGGTTTTATTTCCAACTCCCCCACACCAAAAGGCACGACCCATAAGGTAGGGGGGAACTGGAAACATTAAAAGATGAGTCGTGCATGGGGCGACACCGTAGCAAATTTTCGTTGCCTGTCAAGAAAATGTTTGCTTTTTTTAAGGTTGGGTGTATTCTGTTGGTGCTTAATAAAAAAATATGCAAGAACAAATCAATTTCGACGACTGGATGAAGGAAACAAATATGAGTAATAAAAAACTTGTAAGAGCTTTTCAAGAAGAATGTGGATTAAAGATTTTTTCCGCAACCGTTTCTGAATGGCGAAACGGAAGATGTCCACGCTGGACGAAGTATGTGGACGCATTGGAGAAGATTACTGGAATGAAGATCCGTCAGTTTAAGTTTGAAAAAAAGGAAGATAAAAAGACCAATTTCAATTTAAACCAAAAAAAAACTTGACTTGAAACCTGACAGGGGTATAATGAGTGTGATTTAATTATTACACCATGACAAAGAAATACCCATACATTCCAACAGATCCTTTTATTGGTTGCCGAAGGGATGGTCCATACGGAGAAGAATTTACATTGAAAGAGAAGCTTTTGATAATCGCAGCATTTCTTATTTGGACGGCGGTATTTTTAACTCCGCATTTTATTTATTCTTAAAACCCTTCTCCTTGAAGTAAAAGAGGGAATACAAACTAATTACTAATTTACTACTACTATGACTAACAAGTCAATCGTAATCGATGGGATAGAGTACATCCCAGCAGACGAAGCCATCAAGGTGGATGCAAAAAAACTCAAAGGCATGAAATATGTCATTGTCCGTACTTACTCGGCAGGTGTTCACGCTGGATACTTAGAGAAAAAGATAGGACAGAATGTAATCCTAAAGAACGCTCGAAGACTGTGGTATTGGGATGGTGCTTCAACTTTATCACAGCTCGCTATGGAAGGAGTTTCTAAACCAGAAAATTGTAAATTCCCTTGTGAGGTAGATACAATCGAACTCGACCAATGTATTGAAGTAATCGATTGTAAAAAGAAAGCACAGGACTCTATAAACCTTGTAAAAATATGGAAACAATAACAAAACTACAAATGAGTGGCTCTGGCGATGGCTCTGGCTATGGCGATGGCTCTGGCGATGGCTATGGCTCTGGCTATGGCTCTGGCTATGGCTCTGGCGATGGCTCTGGCTCTGGCGATGGCTCTGGCTCTGGCTATGGCTCTGGCGATGGCTCTGGCGATGGCTCTGGCGATGGTTAATATATTACTTAAAACCCTTCTCCTCGAAGTAAAAGAGGGAATACAATATGGACAAGGGAAAAATCGGATACATGAAGGACGGGCAGAAAGTTTTTATAGAAAGAAAGCTGGATGACGGATATTTAATAAGGAAGTATTGTGTTTACTATGACTACGATGGTAACGAAGAGGAAGAGCTTTTAAATGAAGTCCTCTTTGTGAAAGAACTTTTAAAAACCCCGCCACTCGAAAAATATGAAGCAGATATTTCAACTAAAAGGAGAGAAGTTTCGGTGTTGAAAGAAGAGATTTTAAAACTAAAGCAGGAAAAAGTGGTTGTTGCTGGCGAAATAAAAAAGCTATCAGAACAAAAAACAGATGTAAATAAAGGGGTGATAGTTTTAGATGATATTTGCAAAAAAGAAATGATTGCCATCAGTCGTGATGGGGGAATCAATAATGTTAAAGATTTCGACTTGTATAAAGAAAGGTATTCTATAAAAAAAGTTTGGGGAGGTGGTTTGATTTTTTCAAAAGACGGGGGACAGGGAAGTTCCTACGACCAAGACTATACTGTGTTTTTTGCAGATCAGGTTGAAAAGATTGTTGACCACCTTATTGAACTTGTAGAAAGGAAGGATGGCTTTTTTGGTGTTTGTTATGGCTTGTGTGACTTCAGTAGAATACCAACAAAATACAAGACCAAAAGATTGCTACAAAAAAAGAAGGAATTTGAAATAAAGGAGAACAAGAAAGCTATTAAAAGTAACGAATACAATCTTTCGGACGCAAAAAAGAGAGTTGAACAACTAGAGAAACAGAAAATTAAATTATCAAATTTCAACTCCTAACCACCCCACAGGGTAAATAACATGGGCTACATTCAACACCACGCAATAATCGTTACCTCGCTGAAGTCCGAAATAGGAAGGGCTCATCGGCAGGCTAAGGACATATTTAAGTCCGTTGGGGCTATAAGAAAAAGCCCTTGTAATGGGTATAGTTCGTTTTTTATTCCGCCAGACGGAAGTAAGGAGGGCTGGGCTTCTTCAGACGAGGGGAACAACTGGAGAAGGAAATTTATCGGCTGGCTGGAAAGCCAAGCGTACAAAGACGGAAGCAATATCTTTAAATATGTTGAAGTTATGTACGGAGACGACGAAGGACAGGCTGAAGTAACAAACCACAATTAAATGATATCTGACCAATGGGAAACGAACTACGACAGAGTCGCTAACGACTTCGACGGTGATATTGAAGAACTTAATCAATCCGAAGAATGACATACGAATCAAACACGCACGATAATGAAGATACTGTTGACATCGAAGTTCTCTATGCACAAATGGAGATAGCAAGAAAGGAGGGGAAAAGCAAGAAACAGATTGCAGAGAAATTAGATTGCTCATTGAGAGCAGTTGAAGAAGGGTTCGCTTTTAATAAAAAACTTTACTCATAAAATGCAAAAAACAAATAAACTCATTACTCAGATGAAGAAGCGGATCAGAAAGTTTGCTGGAATTTCAGCAGCGGAGCTTGACGCTCAAAACTTAGAAAACAGGGATGTTGTAGAAATCCACTCCATTTTTTTCGGGAGCAACAAAAATGGTTAGCAATAGTAAATCTTTGTCATACGAGATATACAAAACGAAACCACGGCTCTGTCTGACTGAGGTACACAAGGTATCGCTCCCGCTCTAGTTGGGCAGAACCAAAAAGAAACCTAAAAAAAACTTGACTAACAAGAAAAAGTAACTAAGCTTGGAATACTTAATACTTAATAACCATTTTTATGGCAGATGATAAGCCATCGGCAACGGCAGAAACTACCGAAGAACCGAAAGGGAAGGTAGCGACTAAAAAGCCCACCACGAAAAAAAGCGAGGTGGCAGATACAATTCAGGAGAAACTGGTTAAGATCCAGTCGGAACTGAAAGCCCCAAAAGGGCAGTATAATTCTTTCGGGAAATATAAGTACCGAAGTTGTGAGGACATTCTCGAAGCGGTGAAACCATTGCTGAAAGAAAAAGATCTCCTACTCGTTGTGTCTGACGGCATGGTGCAAATGGAGTCTCGTTTTTATGTAAAAGCGACGGCAGTAATTCTTCACGGAGAGGAAACGATCACCGTAACAGGGTTCGCTCGTGAAGCAGAGAATAAGAAGGGAATGGATGAGAGCCAGATTACTGGTGCAGCATCCTCTTACGCTCGGAAGTACGCACTCAATGGGCTATTCTTAATCGACGACACAAAGGATGCGGATACGAACGAACACAAAAACCAAGTAGACAAGACTCCTGCAAAGAAGGCAGCAGCTCCAAAGAAAACAGAAGCCCCTGCTCCAGCATGGAAGCCGACAACCGAACAGGTGACGGTGCTTCGGGATCTCATGAAAGAAAAGGGACTCACGGAGGATCAGAAGGTGAATACTGAGAAGTTTATTACGGACAAGGCGACTTACGACAAAATGATTTCTAAACTTAATCTTAAAAAATGATTGTACTTGATATTCAGCAACGGTCAGATGAATGGTTTGAGGCTCGTCGAGGGAAGGTGACAGGGACGAAGCTCAAGAACATTTACATTCCAATCACAAAGACTCAGCAATGTGCGAGACATTTGGATGCAGGGATGTCAGACGAAGATGTGGCAGCACTCGTTGAGTGCGGAAAGGCGACGGTAACGAAAGCCAAGAAGCAGCTCGAAGAGCTTGGACTCGAATCGTTCGACAGCGGAGAGAAGAAAATCGGATATTACGAACTCATTGCCGACAGGGTGGCAAATGATAGAACGGAGGAAGATCCAATGGCTCGTGGCACAAGGCTTGAGCCAGAAGCAATCACTCGGTTCGAGGGGGAGTACAAAAAGAAAGTTGTTCAGGTTGGTATTTGTCACCGAGAAGACAACCCAAATATTGCGGTGTCTCCAGACGGTCTTATCGCAAAAGGAAAGATTTATCCAGAGGCGACAGAAGTAAAATGTCTCTCAAGTGCGAGACACTTGGAAGCATACTTTGAAAAGAAAATTCCTTCTGAATATTGGATGCAGGTCTTACAGAATTTCATCGTGAACGACGACCTGAAAAAGCTGTATTTCATCTTCTATGATCCGAGAGTCGTTTTCATGGACTTCCATGTGATCGTGGTAAAAAGGGAGGCAATCGAAAAAGAAATCAAACTCTATCACGAATACCAAGAGGAGGTTTTGAAAGAGATCGAAGAACTCGCTGGATCTCTCTCGGCATAAGAATTCCCACTCAGCCCCTTTCGGGGGGCTGGAATGAGTATTTTTAACCATCACTCAAATGAAAATATTGTCAGACATGACCGAGCTACAAATCCTAGCGTTAAAGGATGAACAGGTAGAAAAAATCCTGAAGTACAGAAAAGCCCAAGAGGGGTTTAAGCTCCTTGAGCGACCAACAGAGCCAGAATACGAGGCAGAACTTGAAAAAGATGTAACCTTTTACTCTGTCGGATCTCTAAACGGATATAGGTTCACAAAAGTAGAGGAAGCAAACGCAGTCTCTCATGCGATACGAGAGGCGATGCCGAGCCTTGTTTATTATTCTCGATATAGTTCGTCCCCAAGAGTGCTATCAAAGATGGACTCGTACGACAGAAAGGAGGCGAGTACCTCAGTTTCATCTGAAAAGTTCTTTTCACCAGCACTTGTAGAGGCAGCGAAACAGATAGAAAAAAGGAATGATGAAGCGAAAAAAGGATATGCAGAGCAAAAAGCGGAATATGAAAAATATGTAGAAGATGTGCAATGGCTGATCGACGAGGTCTGGAATCGAGTTTTTGAGATACGAAGAAAGTACGAAAAACTTGCAAGGCTTCAAACAGATTACTCTGAATACCTTGTCCTCGCAAACAACGACGAAAAGATTGCAACTGCATTTATGAAGAAAGCAAACGCAATAACAGACGAAGAATTAAAGATAATCAAAGGAAAGAAAATAAATTAAAAATCTTCACGAACAGCCCTTCGGGGCTGCGGTGAGTATTTTTTAACCCCACTCAAATGATAAAATTAACTATCACAAAGCATACAGAGAACCCTGATTACGAGAAGGAGTTAGACAATGTAAATAGAAGTTTCAGAGGAGCAATGCACCACGACATGAGAGCAGAAGATGTTAATAAGCACATTGTAGAGGGTCTTCTGACTATTTCTATCACAGAAAAACAGTTTGAAACAATCAGGAAGGAGGTTCTTAAGGAATTTTAAAATGAAACACTCAAATAAAACATACAAAATTTTCACCGACGGAGCAACAAAAGGCTTCAACGGAAAGCTCGGCACGGTTTCCGTCGTCGGTCTTGGAGTCTATATCCCACACTTGGGAGTTGACGGAAAGAAATACTGCAAGAAGATGAACGGAATCTCGAACAATGAAGCAGAGTTCAAGGCTCTGATTTACGGCATGGAGAAAGCCATAGAGAAGGGAATTAAGAAGGCAGCCTTCTTTTTGGACTCGAAAATCGTAGTAAGTAGGGCGAATGGACAGCGAGCGAGGGGAAAGTGGGCGAATGCACGAATGGACGCATTTCAGGATCAGGTGGCAGAACTCGAAAAAGAGTTTGAAGAAATCACATTCGCATGGATACCGAGAGAGCAGAATTGGATGGCAGACAAGCTATCGAAAGAAGGAATTTATGGAAAAGTATCTTAATTTTTAGAAATGTCACAGGAAAGAATCATACCAAAAATCGTAGCCCTCGCCAAAAATGGTGTCGGTGGTGAAAAGACTGCTGCCATTCTCAAATTAAAGCAGCTCTGCGAAAAGCACGATCTTGATTTTGATGAGGTGATGAGCGAGACGGAGGGGAAAATTGAGAAGTTTTTTATTAAATACAAAAATAAGCAAGAATGGAGAATCGGGGTACAGGTGATTTGTAGGTATGCACACCAGTCAATGAACCAAAATATTTGGGGGTCTAAGAGTGAGAAAGAGTTGTATTTCGAGACTACGAAGCAGAAATTCGTAGACACACTCGTCGCAATGGAAACACTCAAAAAGGCTTTCAAGGAAGAGCAAAAATTATTCCTAGATGCGTTTATAAAAAAACACAATTTATATTATCAAAAAACAGAGGAGGAGTGGGATAAATTCAAAGAGCAGCAAGCGGACAAGGAGGAATCACCCGAAGACTTTAGGAGGAACTTGAGAGTCAGCGGAATGGCGTCTCACATGGAGAGCGTAGAGCTTCAAAAAAGACTCCAATAATGATCGCAAAAAACAATGAAGAGTTTACAAGACTCGTTCTTGAAAGAGAGCATTTCTACTGTCAGGGGTGCTCAAAGGATTACTCTCACTCGTGGTGCTTTGACAAAAAACTAAAGAACAAGTACCTTTGTGCTCACCACATCAAAAGAAAAAAGCCACATCCAGAACTGAGGCTCGAAACAGACAACGGAATATGTACATGCCTCGATTGCCACACGAAACACCACGACGGAAATCTAACCTATCGCCCAAACAATGAAACAGAAGATAATCAAATTCGATAAAACAGCAGACTTCTTCAAGCTGGATCTCGAAATGCTGAAAGAAGGAATAGGAAAAGCTCTTGAGGAGTTCCCCAATGGAATGTGGGAGCTTGTTATTAGAAAACCAACAAGAACCCCTGCACAGAGAAATTCAATAGAATTGTACTGCAAATGGCTGGCTGCAAAGTTCAACGACAACCATGTTCCGTTTGTTTCGGTATATTTTGGAAAAGAATTTGAAGAAGATTGGGATCAGGAGCTCGTAAAAGAAAAAGTTTTCAAGAGAGCGTTGAAAGGAAAATTTGGAAAAGATAGTACAGCAAAAGCAACCACGAAAGAAATATGCTGGGTTGTTGATTATATAGAGAAAAATTTGGCTTTAAAGCTTGGTATAGACCTGTATTTCCCCAATAGAATGGATTTGCTAAATGAACAGGAATCGGAGGAAAAAGCAAGCCAAACCTAAAAAAAAGTTGATTAAGAACAAAAACTAGGGTATAATCATTTTGCATTTATTTTTTAAACCATATTCAAATGCAACAGCTCGTATCGGTTTCGGCAGATTCCCAGAAGGGAATCATTCTTAAACACTTCGCCCAAAACAAAGGGAGGTGGTTTCATGTATTTGAGTTCTGCAAGATTGAACTCGACCACTTTGTAGGTTACAAGGCAGATAGTGGTATTTGTTTCTTGCAAAAACTGGGAATACTTGTTGGCAGACCTTCAGAATTCAAGTCAAAATTCGGAGGAAGGTTTCACGAATACACACTTGCCGATAAAATCCGAATCGAAGAACGAGAAGAAATGATAAATACAGGAGAGCACAAAACACCGAAGGCAAAATTGTATTACGATGTTTACCGTTCCCGAAACATGTTTGACAGAATTTTTAAAAAGAATAAATAATATGAAGCCAGCACTTAATCAACCAATTAGACCAATGAAAATTACAACCACAAACAAGAGCTGTAAAAAAGAAAAGAACTTCGTCTTGGTATTGCTTTTCGGCTTGTTTTTCTACTTCGTTTCCTCACCTGCTGAGGCATTTTTATTCCAACAAAAGCTAACTTGGAACGACAAAGGAATTGAATACACGCTCGACAAGAAAACGCAGAAAGACGAAATTAAGAATAACGAGATCCGTTGGGAAGTTTGGAAAAAACACTACCTTATGGACAAAATAGAGGACGCTTCACATAAGCACGACCTCGAAGAAGAACAACGGCTTACCGCCCTGCTTTTGGACACACAAAATTATATTTCCAATTTGCAAAATGGTAACCTTGAAATCTTTGTTGAAGTTCGTTCTACTGTTGAAGTGGAAATAGAACAGGACGAGGTTCATGTAACCTCTTACAACCCAGAAGAAAGGCAAACAGACAGCTCTCCGTGCTTTGGTGCGGGTGGGCAAAACCTTTGCGAACTCTATAAGAAAGGAGTTAGACCGATTGCACTTTCCCAAGATTTAGTTGCATGGGTTGGTGGTACATACCGCCTTGGAGAAAAAATTACGCTTGAAAGTACGGATTTTCCGAACGACAGAAGGTGTAATGGAGAGTTCGTTGTGCTTGATACAATGAACAAACGCTGGAAGAAGAGGGCAGATATCTTCTTTGCAGATCCAGCAATGAACTTATCTTGTAATGCAAAAATTATTCGACGATGAAAAAAACAATTAGAACCGCATTCGTACTCATTTGCTTTTTCGCTCTCGGTGTAGCATGTAACCATTTCCACCCGATACGAACAAAACAAATAAACATTAAAAACTGGCAAACAATCGACGGAAACAGGTATATTCTCAAGTCAAAGAGCGACGCAAAGTTGTACGCACTCAGAAAAGAATTTAACGACAAATTTAACGACGCATTAGAAGAAAGGGGAATTTACTGCAACCAATTCCAACACACCTTAGAAAGTAACACTAATTTTTTACCCAAATAACCAGATGAAAAAAATCATCTTCATGCTTTCGGCTCTGGCAGTGTTCCTGCCAATGTTTTCTACTTCCGCAGCAGCCCCAGTAAATAAAACGGTGCTGCAAAACAAGGTGACATTAAATAGAATGCTCACAACCTTTTCTGAGCTTCGGGATGCAAAGATTCGTCTTGTACCAGCATTTGCAGTAGAACTCACAGGAGAAGGGCAAATAGAAGAGCCTCGTGTGGCTACATACAACACAAAAACAGGAACAATTTTTGTTCAACAGGATATGAACCCCTTTCTTTTTCAGGAAACGGTAATACACGAATACTGCCACCACATTGATTTTTCAATGCTTGAGAAATGGCAATGGGAAAGGTGGATGAGGCTTTGGTACGAACACCCAAACCATGTTTCTGAATATTCAAGAGTTTCCCCAGCAGAAAGTTTCGCCGAATGGTGTTCTGTTTACAAATACGAACAAACGAGCTGGAAAACTTACAGCGGAGTGGAGGTAGTGTTTAATTCTCCACAAGCTAAATTTATGGACACAATTTACCCGAAATACCGAAAGCCACAATGAGCACATTAGTTGAACAAGCAATCGCAGCAGACCCACCATTCAAGGATGTTCCAATGGATGAGAAGCTTGAATTGCTCTTTGCCTACTACCGAAAAGAGATATCACAAAAGCAGCTCATTGAAGTCATGCAGAAATACAAGCCAAAATTTTCTTGTGCAACCCACCTCTATGTATTTGTTCACCAAATTGTTCGATACGCTATTAGAACAGGAAGGTTAGTACAGGTTCAGGCAGAATTCATTAAGAAAGAACCACCCAAGGAAATGATCCACGAATGCCCAACTTGTCAGGGTTGCGGTAAAATTGAGAACAAGGAGCTTTCTGCGGTGGACAAGAAAACTGCTGTAATTTGTTTGTATGAAAATAATTTCGGAGTGCGGGAAATCCAAAGGTTGCTTGGCTTTAAATCGCCTCAAAGTGTTTCAAGAATAATCGATACCCTCAAATGCCAAAAGAAATAGATGTACTCGCTTGCCATTGTTACGACCTCAGGAAATCGAGGTACGCAATGAGAAAATACCTGCGGAAGTTCGACGCAGCAACACAAAGAGGAATTGTGAAGCGTTTGCGAACAAAATTTGGTATTGTTATTACCACCCAAGAATCCTCTAAAAGCTCTCAGTGAGGGCTTCTATGAGTATTTTTTAACCCACACTCAAAATGTCAAGTCTTAAATTATTCGGCAAGGAGGGGCAGAGTATGTTCAGCTCAAACAAATCGAAAAATGGGACGGAAAGCTCCCGACTATGATGCTTGGTGACGCAGTTCCTATATTTAATATTTCAAAATGATGCGAAGAATTCTTATTATCGGTGTCATTCTTGTAGGGACTTGGTTCGTGTTTCAGGAGTTGGAATGCGGAGACAATAAAGAAAACCCTCAAGCAGAATGTATTTCAGAATGCAAGTGGACATATTCTGAGGACGAATTCAAATTCAAATGCATAGAGGGCTGTAAGAAGCTGAAGACGGAAAAGGAAGAACGAACTTATTAAAAAAAGCAGGGGAGTGAAAGCCTCCCCATTTTCACATGAAGAAATTTTTTCAAAAACTTTTTAAGGCAATCCTTCTCATAGGATTTATTCTCTTCCTTTATTGGCTGAGCGAAAATTTAACACGAGCATACTAATGGAGACAGATTTACCAGTATCAGATATTGTAGGGGCTTTGCATGACATTAAAAGCATTCTTTGGTGGATTGCTCTTTGGTGTTTTTTAAATCTTTTTACATGAACACATTAGTTTTCGTATTCGGAACAGGAATCGCTCTTGCGTTGTTGGTTGGCGGATTTGCCATGTTTGTATTATCAGCAGCAGACGCAGTTAATAAATTGATAAAAAAATTTAAATGAAAGAAATTTTACTACCGCATCCAGAAAAGAAATCCAGAGAAGTAACCGAGAAGGATTTGAAAGTAGTTCTCTCAGACATGAAAGAGCTGCACAGGCTTTGTAGTGTTCCAATAGGAGGCTATCGTGGCGGTGAGGCAATAGCCCATGTTCAAATTGAGGGGAAAGATCCGCTTCGTTTTTATGTTACGAAGAGAGGAAAGGTAATTATAAATCCAAAAATTGCGGGAACAAAACAGCCTTATATGCACAAAGAGGGCTGTATGAGCTTTCCAACGAAACCACCAAAAGAGGTTTCACGGCATAACATGGTGGAAGTAGATTTCATTGAGGCAAGCATTGAGGATGAAAAAATTGACCTCGAAGATATTAAAACACGGAATTTTTCAGGAATGGAGGCAGCAGTTGTTCAACACGAAATCGACCACTTTAACCTTAATCTGCTCTACTAATGCTTATGAAAAAATCCGTTTTCAATTCCACTAATGGAAAAAGCAACAGCCAGAAAATACATGAAGAGCTTGATTTGCTGGCGACAGAGCTTATTGGGAAAAATTGGAAGCAGGGGCTTTGGAAAATGGCAGCGATGGGGTTTGGTGTAAAAGTAAAGAAGCAACTTATTCGTGCGTTAAAAAGAAAAAACCCGAAAACAATAAAAACATGGAAAGATGCGTGTACAGAGGCAACAACACTTAAAAAAGATGAAAAATGATGCAAACATCTATGGAAGTTGGAAAACAAAAACAAGCGACAAAATACACAGCACTTGATATTAAAAAATTACTAAGGCAAAGATATTCTGAACCTGAATTTGCATTTTTTACAGAGGTTGGAAATGCGACGGGAATAAAACAAAGCAGGTACATAGACGCTATTTCATATTCTTTATATCCCAGTGCTGGTCACTTAATAGAGGGGTACGAGATAAAAGTAAGTCGCTCTGATTTTTTGCACGAAATGGACAATCCACAAAAGGGTATTGAATCAATGGAATTTTGCGATAGATATTGGGTTGTAGCTCCAAAGGGGGTTGTTGTAAAAGAAGAGCTACCACCAGAATGGGGGTACATTGAGGTTTCTGACGCAGGGAAAATGATACGAAGAAAGCAGGCTCATAGGCTTTCTCCAAAAACACTAGATAAGTCGTTTATCGCAGCATTGCTTCGGAGGGCTACGGAGGGAACTATCCCAAAAGACCAAGTAAAAGAGATGAGGAAAGAAATATACGAACAAGCAGAGGCAGAAATGAAAAGGAGAAATATGGCGAAATTTGGATCTTTCGAGGAGCTTAAACAGAAAGTCGAAGATTTTGAAAGTGCGTCTGGTGTAGAAATAGCAAGGGGGTGGAAGGCGGGAAAAGAGGCGGGAGTTGTTGTAAAAATGATTTTAGAGAACAAAATTCCTGATTACCAAATATCAAACATGATTGAAAATTTGCATTCATTGGAAAAAGGAATAAGGGCTGTTCAGAAAATGCAAAACACTCTTTACAAATCACAATAAATAACCTAAAATCCACGCATGGCTAAACACTTTATCGAACTCGAAAGTCAGGAGTGGCTTAATGTCCGTTGTATTTGCAAAATCGGAAAACTCGTAGGGGTGAAAGTTGAACTAGACCTCGACAATGGAAAGCGGATAGATGTAACAGAAGAGGACGCAGAGAAGATAAAGACCGTATTGAGAAAGGAACGCAGTTTTATAAACTTTGGAGTAGTGGCTCTCATATTTTTGGCTGGATTCGGATTATTCACATACAGCACAAAACCCCAACCAGATAAAATCACTGTTGTGATAGAAGAGACACAGGAGGTGAACAAAAATCTTGTTCACGAAGTAAGACGGTGTATCGCTCAGGACGATACCGAGGAAGTAGAAGAATAATTTTTAGCCATGACACACAAAAAAATCGTTTGCAAGGTCTGCGGAGACATTATTATTCAATGCAGATGTATGGACTGCAATAAAACAGTTTCCTACGAAGTGTGCAAGAGGTGTCAAAAAACAAACCATGTGTCTCAGTCGGGACAAGTGGATTTGGAAAAACAAAGAGACTCATTCAGAGAGTTCTTTTACCCTGATGTTAAAAAGGGGTCTGTCGGAGACCTTGTCTTCGTTGAGAGCCGTTGGGAGGGATTTTGTAAAAATTTCGTATCATAAGTTGGTGTAATCAATGTAATAGAAGATATATTCAAAAACAGGTCTTACCCTGCGGAAAATCACGAGCAAGGAGAGAAGGTTTTAAGAGTTGAACAGGTAACGGAAGAATTGAATGAAAGATTGATGAATCCAAAATTTTCGGAGAAATCCGAAGAAGAAAAAATAAATAAGTAGTAATGAAAAAAACCGTATCAGAGTCAGATAACAAAACAGGAGATATTTATAATAACAATGTGGTAAGCGATTGTTGCAAGGCAGAGCTGATTGTTGAAGAGTCAGGAGTAAGCCAGATGTCGTTCAGTCTCACGGCACAATGCTCAAAGTGTAAAGAAATGATTAAGTGGTAAGAAATCCTTAAAGGGATAAATTTTTCAAGAATTTCGGAAAGTAAAAAATACATAAGGGATATATAAAAAAACAGTATAAGGAATTTTATCTTTGACTTTTAAAGTTTTGTGGCTTAACATCGGGCTACCTTGCCTTACACCAAATGCCAGACACTAAGAAAACGGCTTCAGAAAAGAAAGGAACTAAAACACTTTCACCCCCCCAAAAAAAACCAAAAAAAGAGAAAAAGAAAATGGGGCGACCTAAAGGCTCGAAGAGTCAGGCAACTTTAAGTAGAGAGGAAATTGGTAAAGCGATTAAACTCAGAATTGCGGGAATGGCTGATATGCTTATCGAGAAACAATTATCTCTTGCCAAGGGGATTCAATATTTAATGGTAACTGAAAAACATGTCGGACCGAGAGGAGGGGATCTTGGAACAACTACGAGGGTTGAAAAAAGCCCACAAATAATAAAAGATTATTTTGACGGAAAGATTATTGATACTGAATTTAGAAAGTTTCATTTCATTACAACAGAGAAGCCTGACGGCAGGTCTTGTGATAGTTTGCTTGACCGTGCATTTGGTAAAGCCACACAGGCAGTTGAAATTGACGGTGGGCTTAATATCAATGTTTCTCCTGAGTTGAAGAAGAAGGCGAATGCACTTTTAGACAAAATATTATGAATATAGATTCAAAAAACGCACTCAAGGTTTGTAATTTTGACGGAGGAGTTCATTACATTATTGGTGAACAGAAGGGAATAAGCGATAAGCACACTTCGGTTTTTATAACGAAAGGATTTACGAACATATCAAAGGAAACATTTTTAAAGCACAATCCAAAATTCAATGACCAATCAAAATAATGTTATCGTTGAGATAGATAATTCTGAAAAACAATTCAGTAGGTATTATGGAAAAAGAATTGGAGCATTTGGAATCGCATTCACGGAGTTGTTCGGGAGAATTGAGGAACAAATAAAATCAAGATCATGACCGATAAAGATAAGGCTGAAATTAAGAGAATACTTTTCGATGGACAGCCTGCTGAAAAGCTTGCTCTTTTTGGGTTCAAAAAAAAAGACGGTGTTGAACGCATTTACAAGAAATTCCAGCTCTTCTCAACAAATTACCCTCGTTACTTCGAGCACAACCCAGCACCTTTTCACGAGAAAATGCTCAAAGGGTACATTCGAGCGTACATTGGTGGTAGGAACTTTTTGAACATTGCTTTTCGAGGCTCTGCAAAAACAACGCTCCTGAAGCTCCTGTTTGTGTTTTTTCTGTTGAATGACGAGGAACACAGCCGAAAATATTTTAAAGTGCTTACAAAGGATTTGAAGAACAGTAAGCAGGTGGTAACCGATATTTACAATTTAATTGTTGAGGTGAGCTTCATTTATGGCGATTCTTTTAAGGGGGATGGGAAAACAAAGAGAGAAGAAACCATGTCGGCTTTCGTTATTGGGAGCAAGGGAATTACGAGGTACGACGAAGAAACCGAAGAGGAGCTTGATCCTGCCGTTCTTGGTGACGGTATTAAGCTTATGGCGGGAACGATTGGGCAAACACAGCGAGGGCATGTTCAAGACGCATACCGTCCAGATTTTATTTGGTTCGATGATGTTGAGGACAGAGAGTCGGCTGATTCAACGGTAATTACAGAGAAAATTATTAGCCGAATGGATGAGGCGATCCAAGGGCTTTCCGTGGACGGAAGCTATATTTGCACGGCGAATTACATTACGGACATTGGGGTAATTCAGAACATGATTTCAAAGGATGTTGATGTAATGATTACTCCGCTGCTCGATGAGAACGGTGTACCAACTTGGGATTATTTCACGGAGGAAAAATGTACAAAGATTCGGCTGGACGCAGAAGATTGGTACGGTGAATACATGTGCGACCCTGTTACTGGGGCAAATCGTGAGTTCAAAAAAGAATACTTCCACCCGATAAAGCTGGCTCGTGTAATGGAGAAGAATACGAGGGCATTTCTCACTATTGATTCTGCGGTTAAAAAAGATGAGGGGGCTGATTATTCAGGGTTCACTCTGAACTTTGTCTGTACTGAGAACAAATGGCACTTCAAGTCGTGGAGAGAAAAATTGAACACAGGGGAGTTGATTGAAAAGATTTTTGAGCTATGGGGTTTTTGGAAACCAAAAGGGCTTGAGGCAATCGGGCTTGAGGAAACAATGGCAGTTGTTGCAATTATGCCATTTCTCGAAGAGGAGATGAGAAAGAGGAATGTGTACATAAAAATTGTTCTACTTAAACATGGTGGAACGAAAAAAGAAACACGGATTCGTGGACTTATTCCGAGATATACTTCTGGCTCAATTTACCACATTGAGGAAGAATGTAAGGATTTGGAAGGGGAATTGCTACGCTTCCCAAGCAGCAAGAACGACGACACAAGCGATTCAGCAGCATATCAAGAGCAGATTGCAAAGAAGCCATACGAAACAGCGGAAACAAATATTGCTCAGAAAACCAACTTTCAAAGGTTCGGGGTTGATTTATAAAAATTGACACAAAAATATAGGGGGTGTATTCTCTTTATGGAATATTTTTTTTTAATCCCCTATTCCCATGAGTGATTTAATACAATTACAATCGGAGTACAAGGAATTGTACAAAGCGGACGCACCCAATCGCTACAAGAGCGATCCTGTTTGGTTAAGAGCCAAGATTGATTTAGCCCTTGAAAAAGGTGCTGAAGCAGTTATTAGTGGCGGTGCAAAAGAAGAAACTACGACGGCAGAAACTCCTGTAAGCGAAGGAGAAGAAACAAAGCCAGTAGAAGAAGGAGCTGGAGCAGAATTGCCAACACCAGCAGCCCCAGCAACAGAAGAATCTGTTGAGGAGGCGAAAGCTGACGACGCAGTTGAAGAAAAACCAGCCGAAGAAGAAGCTACAAATACGACACCAGCAGCTACGGAAGCTCCTGCTGAGGAAGTAAAAGAAGAAGTAGCCCCAACTGTTACCGAAGCACCCGAAGTAAAAGAAGAGGTGAAGGAAGAAGTTGTGGAAGAAGAAAAAGAGCCAGTTGTTACACCAGTAAAGAAGGCTGATGTTCCTGAGGTTGTTGTCGGTGTTGCCGATAAATACAAGGCTCAAAAACTTGAAGGAAAATTTTACACTGGTGACGGAGAAGGAGGAAACTGGAAAATTGTAATTGAAGACGGAAAAGTATCTTTTAACAAAATAACATAATGGGAGATGGAACACCGAAACCAGAAGCTACACAAGCACCAGTAAAGGCAATTAAACCAACTGGTCTTAAACATGTGTTTTTCGATTCAAAAACAAAGATAAACAAGCTCGATGTTTTGAAAGAGTTGAAAGACGGAACTTTCGTTTGCTACGATCCAGCGACGGATGAAGTAACCCCTTACGCACGAAGCGTATTTCAGTACGAGAAAGGCGGATTTTGGGGAACAGAAAAAGAAGCAGCAGCAAGTGCTGTTAAGAGGCTGACTGAGTATATTGCAGCCCTTGAAGGAGAAATAGAATTTTTCACAAAAATAACTCAAAAATAAATGGTGCTTGAACCAACTGGGAGCGGTTCGCAGACGACTGACCTAGAGGTTGTATCTCACATTCGAGAGAGATACCAGCAGAAAAACGACGAATTTGACCGACGAAGGCTCGTTCGGGAATGGTTGTCGAAATACATGCAAAAACTTCTTGGCTCTGAAACCGATTCGGAGATATTCAGTCCTTCTCAAGTATTCACATCGAACCTCATGCGGAGAGGGTATGAATATGTTGACACTGCAAAACTGTTCCCAGATAGCATCGACTTTGACCCAATACAGCCAGATTCTCCTTTGAAGGAGCACGATATAGCGGACAATTACGCTTCGCTTGTTCAGTATTCAAATGTTGTTGGTGGGCGGGATAAAATGGTAAGGGACTCAAAGAGAGACCTTGCCTTTGGTGAGTGTTGGATTACGCAAGAGTATCAGAAGAAGGGTTCTCGTGTTATAAAAATCAAGCAGAAAGCTATTAAGTGGGAGAATGTGCGAGGTTTCTATGGAGAAACGGATCTTATAACTATTGAGAATCTTACTGTTGGGGCTTTTGTAGAGGAGTACGGAGAGGAAATGCTCAAGAAAGTACAATACGGCTTTCCTATTCAGGTGAACGATGATTACGAAGAAACATCTATTGACGAAAAAGTAATACTCATTGATAAATCAAAGAGAATTGGTGTTGTTAAATTTTGGGATTACGCTCTCAAGCGACACAATGTTCTTTTGGGAGGAGGTGCTTACATGCCTCCTGAAATGCAGCAAGACGGAGACGATTATTTCTGGGTAGATGATGACGGAGATGGGTATTGCCCAGTTCGCCGTCGTGTGTACAAAGAAGCCTCACGAGGTTACCACGGTTACGGTGTAATTGACCTGCTTTACCCATTGGCATATCTCGAAACGGTAATTGTGAACGCATCTTCTCACGCTGCCGTTCTCGCTTCAGATCCGCTACTCATATTCTACGCAGACGATATTGAGGAAATGAAGAACAAATGGGAGCAATACCTCGCAACGAAAACGGTGGGAAGCCAAAGCCCATTCCATGTTAAGCAAGACCGAACAAACCCGATTAAGCTGGAGCAACTGGCATTTGACCCGAAAATAAACATCTTTGAGGTATGGCGAGAGTTCGTTATAAATGAGGGAACAATGCGAACAGGAATTGATTTCAAAATTCTCATTGATTACGCACCAACGGACGGGCAACAGAAGTCACGAAAATACGAAACAGATAAAACAAACCGATTCGTGTTGGCTGCAAATGCTGTTGTTGACAGGGATTTTGCCATGGACACAATTTACATGCTGAAGAATGGAGACAGTGAGTTCCACGACAAAACGCTTTATGTGAAGGTTGGAGATTACTTTTATTCAAAAATGACAGAGGGGGAGCAGCAGAAAATGAAGGACAAGAATGGTCAATATTTCCCAGTACCAACTCCTATTAGAGAGTTTTTAAAAGAGAATAAAGATACAGAGTTCTCAATTACTGCTCGGCTCGACGGAATTCTCGACGACCAAACATTCTTTGAAATGCAGGACGCTCGAAATGATATTGGATTGTTGCCACAAGGTTCTGAAGCCTCTACGAAGCTTTCTGAGTTCTATTTTGGAAAGAAATATGGAAGCGTTAAATTTAACCGTGAAGATTTTGGAATTCCACAGCCAGAAGGTGAATTACCCCCAGTATAATGTCAGAAGAAATAACATTTAAATCGTTCAAACTCCACACAGGAATTATCAATGCAATGGTTGACTCGAAGCTTGATCCTGAAGAGTTTTTTGCTTTCATGCAGAAATACGCTCCATTTATTGAGTTGGGAATTACAGTAAAGAAGTTGGACGCAGTTGGAAGTGTTGAATTTGACAAGGCAAACCCAAGCCAATTACTTTCCGCTGGAGCAAATTGTTTTGGCTCACTTTTGGAAGATTTTAATAAGGAGTGGGAAAAAAGAGTTATGGAAAAAAAGGTGGAAAAGAAACCAGCCAGAAGGCAGCGAAAATAAAAAAATGTTTGCAATAATTTAAAAGGTGGTTCAGAATGGAATCGTTCTTTATAATTCATAATTTTTTCACCATGACCTCCGACGACGGAAAAAAAGACGCCACAGTTGAAGAACTGGCTGCCTCCGCAGAATTCTCTCAAGAAGATGTCGCAGAAGTACCTGCGAAAACGGAAGCTCCTGCTGCAACTGAAGCCCCTAAAGAAGAAGTAAAAGAAGGGGAAGAAGAAGTAGTAGAAACAGAAGAAAAAGCAGATACCGACGCTTTAAGTGATGCTGACCTTGCCAATGTTGACAAGTTTAGTAAATTGGACGAACCAGAACGAATCGAGAAGATCCAAAAGATGCTCGTTTCAGGAAGGAAAGACCAAGTAGCAACAGCTAAAATGCTTATGGATTCGTTTGGAATGGAAATCGAGGAATCGGAATCCACAACAGACGCAGCCGTAGCAGAATCTTTGAAGAAAATGGGACTTACACCAGAATCGATTAAAGAGCTTCAAACTCAAAAGGAGCTTGAAGAGCGAAAAAAATCGGTTGAAGTGTGGGCGAAAACTCTGGGAATACCGTCTATTGACACCATTCTCAAGAACAAAGATTTTGTAAAAGCATACCATAGCTCCGATGGAAAAGTTCAGGGAAAAGTAGATGCTGCCATCAAGGCATATCTCGAAAAAAACCCTGTAACCGATGCAGCGAAGAAACTTGCTACTCTTAAATTGGCTTCTACTGGAGAAGAGACTACCGCCACAACCACCAAAAAAGAAGAGGGGGTTGACGACATAGACGATGTTTTGGAGGGTAAATCTCTCGACCAAATAGATTTGGCAAAGTTGTAATTGTAAAGGATTTCAATATCCTTAAAAATTACACGCAATGGCTACAAACGATTTCAGTGCCGTATATGCTCAAGTTTTTGGAAAACTTGAGGCTCATGTTAAACGCATGACAGTCTTCGAGAAACTTCGAGGAAAAATTGCTCACAACGCTCTCGCAAAGGGTGGAATGGGTAAAACTTACAACTACGATAATACACCAGAGGGGAAAGCTCGTGCAAATACTCGTGGTACGGATAATGTTATCCAAAACTTTACGAATACTCAAACTCAGTTGGTTATCAACCGAGATTTTGAATATTCCTTTACTCAGAATCAGTTTGACCAGAAGCTCTACCAAAATGCTGGAGACTTCTTGCTTCGACATTACAAAACAGCTCGTAAGGAGTTGACTGCGTTGATGGACGGAGACTTCCTTGGTGAAGTGTCGAAATCAAGTATCACTATCGACCAAGGGGATCTTGGTGGTACTGCTGGAGTTGCAATCGAAATCGGTTCAACTTATACAGCGAAAGCAACTTTGGCGAAGGCGAAAGCAAAGGTTGCGAACAGTTCAGGAGAATATGCAGATATGAGCATGGTGGCAACACCAGATGTACTTGCTGACTTTGAAACTGAAGGAGCTACTTCTGGCTTTAATTACGCAGATGCCGTTATGAAGAACGGATTTTTGGGTATGCACATGCTCGGAGTGAACTTCTATGTATCAAATCAGGTTCGGCACGCACTCCCATTGACTTGGGCTGGGCAACCGACAGATGGTGATACCTTCATCGTGAAAGGTCAAACTTTGACGGCGGTGGCTGCCATTGGTACAACTGCTGGTAACTTCTTGATTGGAGCTTCGGCAGACGCTACGAAAGACAACATGAACGGCTTGATTAACAACCCAGCTACAACATCTGCTACGCAGCGAGCACTTGGAACTGCCACTTCTGACGAAGTTGCGAATTTCGTTCAACTCTCTGCTGTTGATACCTCTGCAACTGTGAACACATTGGTTTCTAAGTTTGGTAAGATCGCTTACACAAACGCACTCACCAATGTTACAGTGGGAGTTCAGCAAGCTGAATGTTACATCGGACCAAAAGGAATGATTGAACTTGCGAATCCAATTCCAGTTCACTCAATCGTGCGAAAGGAATCTCAACGAAGTGATGAGAACTATCTCACGGAAGCAGCTTGGGGAGTTCAAGTCCCAACTGAAAACCGAAAGAAATTTGGTAAACTCGTTATTAAAACAGTTTAAAACTCATAGAGCCTCTTTACAGGGGCTTTATTGAGCTTTAAATAAAAAAAATGGCAACAGTTACCCTCTCAGAATTTCAAGCAGACATTTACACTCGTGATAATCAGCTACCTGAGCTACCGAGTGACGAAGCCTTCTACTCTTTATTGAAAAGGGCTATTGTGAATGTTCGTTCAGAGCTTCGGTCTTTTGAGCCAAGCGTTTTTGAAGAATGGCTTGAGAATCAAACATCACCAGTAGCCTTTCCAGACGACCTTGTGCAGAACGAAATTCCTTTGTTTTACCCGAAGGACGAATATAAATATCCGATGGGTGGGCAACTCATTACAACAAGGAATGGGGCATGGTACATAGACGGTTACACAGATTTTAGCGTTAAATATTCAAAACAACTTCCACGAGCCACATCGATGGACGAAAATTTACCGTTCAAAATGGAGAAATGCCAAGAAATTTTGATTTCTGAAATGATGGCTTTGATTAATGGAACTTATGAGCAGAACGAAGCCGTTGCCACTGTTACAAACGCACTAACCCAATCAAACCGTGTAAAATGAGAGCAAATACCCAAATCAACGCTCGTCGACGCTTGTCGAAATCGTATGCTCCGTTTCAATACGGAATGCGAGGTGCTGATTTTAGCTCTGGTGCGAATTACCAATCAAACCTTTCTCAAGACAGCGGTGTACTGGAGAAGGTGAAACAAAATACACCATTCGTCGACGCATCTGATTTCTCAGCAATTCAGTACATTGGAGAATTTATTACCAGCACTGGGGAAAAGCAAGCACTTTACTTTGGTCTCATTGACGCAGAATTAAAATTAAGAGCCGTAGAGGAAGATGGAACAATTCTTACCCCAACAGGAGGTCTTGGAGACTTCGTTTTCAGTGGGCTGATCACTACACGGCAAGTTGGAACAGATGTTATTATTGGTTACGACGGAGGAAACAAGCTTTGGGATGGGGAAGCAATAACTGCAAATGGAGATGAGGAAGTGATTTCTCAGGCTCGTGACGGAGGAAGAGTTGGGTACATCAACACGGACGGAAAAGCAAAATTTACAGATAACACTCCAACAAGCGGATTCACTGGGGGAACTGGTGCAAATGCTAACGGAGATTATAACTGCGGAATTCCAATAGCAACCGCAATAGTTGAAGGAGGAACTGGAGTTATTATTCTTGGAGAAAGGAACGCTGAAGCCCACTGGGTACAGCCAAACAATGCTTCCGATGAGGTTTCCAGCCGAACAAAAATTGAATCATTTAGTTACCTTGGAGAAGGTGTTACAAGTGAAAGATTTGTTTGCTCAACAGGAGAAACGCTTGGGCTTTTGAACAAATCTGGTGTTCACGAAATGGATTCTTATTCAGGGCGAACCACGAATTTAATTATTGGTGGAAAAATAGAGCGGTACTGGAAGGAGCGAGTTGATATGACAAATGGTTTCATTTTCTACGATAGAACAAACGACTGGCTCATAGCACAAGTTGCTCTCGATAGCCCTCAAAATAATGTATTCCTCGCCTTCAACAGGAAGGAAAAAGGCATGCCTCCTTTCATTATCCCAGAACAATACCTCTCGCATGCGGGAGTTGTTGGAGAAGATATTATTGGTGCTTTGAATGCTGGGGGGGAAACCTTTAAATTGCTCGATTCGTATTCAATTCCAGATGGAACAACAAGCAAATCTCGCTATATTACAGAGTTTGATGGGCTTGGAACAATGCAGGAGGACAAGAACCTCTTGAGCGTAACGGCAATTACCGATGTGAATCCAGACGCAATACTAAAAATGAAGGTGTATTTTGACAATGAAACAGTGCCTTCTTTGGAAAAAACAATCTCAATAAAAGACCTCACTGTTCCAGATGGGAACGCTGCCTATGGAGAATATGTATTCGCCGTTGGAGCAAGCGATCTTGTTAAGGAAAAAGTGGTACGAGGGGAGAAGGTAAAAGCTGGAATGAGATTCAAAACAATAGCTGTTGAGCTATGGGAGGAATCCAGCGACAATTTCAAAGTTTACGACATTCTTCTTGCTTACAAAGCAACAGGAAGGCTGTCTCAAACCATGTCTTTAAAAAATAACTTATTCTAAATGACCCAAAAAATTCTCGATTTCGCTAAGTTCAAACTGGCTGCAAAATATACTCCAACAGGAGAGACGCCAGATGAAACAATTACAATTATCGCTATAAGCGAAATTTACAATCTCTTACTGCAACGGCAGCTTGGAAACCTTACAAACTTTCGCCTCACCATTACGGAAAAAGAGGACAAAACGAAATTTATTCGTGTGGGAATTTCTGGGGTTGCGAGTGAGTCACTTGTGGGCGGTAAAAAGCAATATGTTCTGAATATTCGGGAATCCGATTCTTCCAATTTAATGGTTGGGTTGGCAAACGACGACGACGGAACAAACAACGACGACAATATTATAGAAACGAACCTTACAGGGCTTGATTTGTTGAGCTTTAGCAAGGATTCTTCTGTGAATTTGAATGTTGGAACAGGTGAATACGCAGAGCTTGAGACAAGGTTCGAGGAAAATGTAGCGAACCGATTTATGCAGGCATTCTGCTTTGACCAAGTTACAGATGTTTCAGTTGGTGATGGAAGAGTTTTCTTGCAAGTTCCAGCGAAATTTAACGGTGACGAGCTTTCTGTTGCGAATGCAAGCGTTCTAACGGCAGGAGTTACTGGAGATACAACAATTCAAATTTACAATGTTACGCAGGGTTACGACATGCTTTCCACTCCAATTACAATCGAAAGTGGAGAATTGACTGGAAGCGGGGTTGTTGACGCAACCAAAAAGGTGGTCTCAACAGGAGATATTTTGAGAATTGATATTGATACCGTGAGCACTGGCACAGCTCCAAAGGGGCTTATTACTAACCTTGAATTTCTAAACTAATGGCAGATTTTAATACTGGTGTAATTGACCTCTCCGTAGAAAACACATTCGATAATGTGATTATGGGGAATGGCGACACCATGACTTTTTCCAACTCAGGAACAGGAGGGGCATTGGGTGCTCCTATTGTTGTTACTGGAAATTTTCAAGTATCTGGAACGGCAGTAATTACTCTCAGAAATGGGGTAAATCTTTCTGCTGGAGAGGTTGCGGTGCTGGGAATTACAAGAGATTTAACCGCAGAAGCTCTCAATTATGGAAATGGTGGGAATGGCGGATCTTCCGTTGCAAATGGAGGTGGTGGTGGAGGAATAGCAAACGGAAGCCAAGGAACAACATATTACGACGCAGAAGGTGGAGCGGGAGGTGTTTATAGTGCTGGAGCTGGAGGAGCTGGAGATACTGGCTCTGTAAATAACTCGTATGTTGGAGCAGGAGGTGGTGGTGGTTCGGCAGGATTACATGGTGTATCTACTGAAAATGTCGCCTTTTATGTTCAAGGAAATGTAAGCATTACTGGAGGAACTATTGAGGGAGATGGTACTGATGGTGGAAACGGAGGCTCAGGAGGAGCTGGTGGTTATGGAGGAAGAGACCTTGGTACTGCTTGGGGTGGAGGAGGTGGTGGAGGAGGAGCTGGGGGAGCTGGTGGACACTCAGGAAACCTTTACCTTTACCACATTGGAAGTGCTGCTGAAGCCTTTGACACAAAAAATCTTGACGGAGGAGCGGGTGGAGCAGGTGGAGGTGGTGGTGCTGGTGGCGGTGGAACAACCGAAGGAGGGGATGGTGTTACTGGAGATGGGGGAGTTACCGTAAAGGGAAATGACGGAATAGTGGAACTTATTGAAGTAGATACCACTGCAAGCCTTACGACAGACCCAGTTGAAGATATTTTTGCACGGCAAGTAACGGCTCATGGAAATGTATCGAGCGACGGAGGAAATGCAATTACAGAACGAGGATTTGTTTACAGCAAATCGCCTAACCCAGCAATTTAAATGGCAGATATAAATTTTGGAACAGAAGAGGTATTCAACAGCGGAACAACTGCACACACAGATGTTGCAAAGCTTGATGATACTCATTTTGTTGCTTCATATCGAGATACTTCTGGCGGTGGGAATGGTGAGGTTGTTATTGGTGTTTACGACGGAGACGAGATTACTTCTTATGGAACTCCCGTTAGTTTTGGTGTAGATGTTGATATAACAAGTATTAAAAGAATTAACGACAGTACATTCGTATTGGCATACAAAGAAAGTTCTCCTCAATCTGGAAAAGTTGTTATTGGTACTGTTTCAGGAACTTCAATAACGCTACACACAACAGCACAATTTAACGGTGGATCTACCCCTGACATTGAGGTTGATGTTTTGGACTCAACGCATTTTGTTATCGGATATAAATCTTTTTCTGCTAGTAACGCAATAATAGCGGTTGTTTGCTCCTTGTCGGGAACAACAATAACCGTCGGAACTCCAAATACAGCAAGTGGGATAAACTCAGGAAATGCGAGAGTAACAGCACTTGATTCAACACACTTTGCCCTTCTTTATTCAGATGGACAGAACTCAAACTATGGAACTGTTATAATTGGATCTGTTTCTGGTACAACAATCTCCTACGGAACTGCAAGTGCTTTTAATAGTTCGGCAACGAGTCAGGTTGCTATCGCAACGCTTAACTCGACCCATTTCGTCGTTGTTTTTTCTGACGGAACAGGAAAGGCTATTGTTGGGGAAACCGACGGAGGAACTACGATTGACTCTTATGGGAGCGAATCTGCGTTTGCCAGTGAAAATGCAATACAAAACGGACTTGCTGCATTGGACAGTGGCACATTTGTCGTTGCCTTTCGTGGCTTAACAGACGGAACTGGTACGGCTGTTGTCGGAAGTGTTACAGGAACGACGATTGATGGGTACGGAACAGAAAACGATTACGCAACACCAAGCTATGGTGCGTACAATGCTGTTGGAATGCTCAGTGCTACCGCATTTGTCATAAGCTATGCGGATAATAATAATTCCTCATACGGAACGGCTATTATTGGAGAATTGCCACCAACAACACCGATTATGTCAACAGAGGCAGCGACTAGTCTTACAAATGAAGGGGCAACTTTAAATGGAACGATTGTTGATGTTGGAGAAGCTAACCCAACCGTGAGAGGTTTTTATTACAAAGAAGGCTCTACTGGAGATCCAACAGCGTCTGACATGGTAATAAGCTCAAATGGTGATTTTAGTGCGGGAGCTTTTACGGAAGAGCTTACTGGTCTTGATTTTGGAACAGATTATAGAATTGCTGCGTTTGCAACAAATTCAGCGGGAACGGATGTTGGGGAAACAGTTGGAATGACGACTTTAATAGAAACACCAACCGTTACTACGCAAAACCCTTCTGATGTTGTGCAAGAAACAGCAACCTTGAATGGAAATATTACCGATGTTGGAGATGAAAACGCAACAGAGCGAGGATTTTATTACAAGCAAGGGACGACAGGAGATCCGACTTCAGCTGATACCGTTGTAAGTGATTTGGGAGATTTTGGAGCTGGTGCGTACACAAAAGGAATTTCTGGACTTACTGCGGGTACTGCATATAGGGTTGCTGCTTTTGCTACTAACGGAGGAGGAACGGTTGTTGGTTCAACCGTAAATCTGCTAACTCTGGATGTTCCAAGTATGACAACCGAAGCCGTAAGCGATATTGAACCAGAAACAGCAACATTGAATGGAACTATTACAGATACGGGAAATGACAACCCAACAGAGCGAGGATTTTATTATAAGGAGGGTTCAAGTGGAGACCCAACTGCATCAGATTCTAAAATAAGTTCCTTCGGGGATTTTGGAGTTGGTGCTTATACAGAATCTTTGTCTGGATTGCCAGATTCTACTGATTTTAGAGTAGCTGCCTTTTCAACAAACTCAATCGGTACTACAATAGGTGCGACAGTTGGGTTCAGCACAATCGCTTACAAAAAAATTGTTGCTGGAACTGTTGGAGCTATGCAGGCTGTACTCGACGAACTCGACCCAGACACAACCTATTATGTAAGAGCCTTCGCAACAAATTCAGAAGGAACGGCTTACGGAGACGATGTAGAATTCAAAACACATAAATTATTTATTCCTTCCGTAATTAGCGGAAATTAAAACCCAAAAAAATATGGCACAATGTCAAGCTGGCTGGTCATGGAGCAAAGAACTCGGACGGTGTATAAAGGTTCGGACGAAGTCTGAAACCGTGCCTGTTCCAAAAGCTGTACCAAGAAGTCCTCGAACTGGAACTGGATTTACCAGTGACGGAATTGAAATTGTTAAAAACGAAGACGCTGGGGATATCTCAGAAAGATTTGGTGCGACCTCAAAGGTTCGTGGTGAACCATTGGCAGGTTCGAGAAGCGGAACACAAAAAATACTCGCAAACCAAGGAATGACTGGGTTTCGAGATGTTACTGGAACTGGTGTTTTGGCAAAAGGAACTGAAAACCTGCGAGATAAAAAGGGGTTCGCATTTCTTCAAGACCCAGCACCTTCTCAAGGTGAGAACGAGGATGCGAAAGATTTTGCTGTTCGTGAGGCACGCTGGGAGGCAAGCCAAGCAATAAAACAAGCAAACGCAGTTGCAAAATCCACTGAGCAAATCAGGGGAGATGTGGAATCTCGACAGAGAACTGATACCGAGGCTCTTTTTCGACAGAAAGGAAAAATTGGTGGGCTTGGAACGGTTACAAACCCTGCTTACACGGCTCTTACAACAGAGCAAAAACGGCTTAATGCAGGACTTCCTGAAGACCAACAAATTAAAGAAACTATTGAAATTTCTGAAAAAGATTTAACGGCAGAGCAGATTGCAGCAATGAATGCTGGCACGAATGTTCGGATTACCGACGAACAGAGGCAAGCAAAATTTACTGCTGCTGCGGGAAGGGAAACCTTCACAGATCCCGAAACTGGAAAAACCGTAAAAGGAAACATTGAAGCAAACCTATTCCGAGTAAAAGATTTGCTCGGTGCTGAGGCTGGAGATAAGCTTGATATTCGAGAAGACGGAAGTTACTTTCTCCGAGACGAAGAAGGAGAGGAAGTTGACCCAGTTTTGAGAGCTGAATTAAAGGTGCAAAAAGAAGCTGACGACGCACGAGACACGCTGAATGAGGCTTACCGTGTTACAACAGATAGAATTAAAAGCCAGCACTCAACTGACGACGGAAATCTTACCGATCAGGGGGTAACGGAAATGCAAAAAGCCCAAAAGGAGTACAATAAAAATTCTGAGAAGCTTGAAGAGAAAATTGACGACGCTCTTGATGAAACAATCAGGTCTGAAAAGAATCGGCAAATACAGGTTGATACTGCAATCGAGGCTTCTAAGGCTGGCAAAAAGGCTCTTTCTTTTGCGGAAGAGGTTTCAAAATCGAAAGTAAATCGATTGAACGAATTAAAGGCACAGGGGAAGAGCGACATGGTGGCTCTTGCTCAAGTGGAGAGAGAGTATGCACAAATGAAGGACGACCCACAAAAAATTGAACTGAACGAATTTATAAGCGGTCTCGACGAAAGTGGTGTTGAAATTGACGACCAATTCGGTGCTGTTTATGCGAAAGCAGGAAACGACACAAAGGCTGCTTACGACGCAATGAAAACACGCTACGGTGAATTTGAAGCAAAGAGGCTTCAAAGCGACTTCCTAAAAAAGAACGGCTGGAGCGAGAAACAAGTTGAGAGAAAGGATATTAAGGCAACCATAAATGATTTCTGGACTGGGCAAGTGGTCGATCCAGATGCGGTTGGTAATTTCATGGAGCAGCTTGAAGATTTGGGCTACTCTGATTCTTTCAAGAAAAAACAGCTTAACGCAATGATAATCAGCCCTACGCTGAACAATGCCGTTAAAGACGAAGCAAGGGCAATCCTTGAAGAAGATTTTGACGGAGGAGGTGGTGCTGGGGATTTAACATTTGAACAACAGCTCAATATTCCTTCCATTGGTAGAATGCTCTACGGAGCGAGAATTTCTGACAAGGAAACAGAGCGAGTTCAAAATATTGTTACCGCTCCCGAAGCAGCAGGGCTTGACCGTTTTGGATTAATTCAAAGAATTCTCGGATTCAATGTTAAGGAAAATGTTGAACTTGGAGAGGCTTTGATGAACCAAATTATTGCAGTTTCCCCTGAAGAAGGACTTGCTTCCTTCGACATGCTTGGGCTGGCAAAGCTCTTAAATAGCGGAAATACTGACGGTGCTGTAAGAAAGGTTGAAAACTTTTCCAACGCATTGGCAAGAAAAACTGAAGGTGAAAATTTTGTAAGCGAAGCGTTTGTTGCTGCAAATGTTAGAAAATACAACAAAGTTGAGCGAGAGCTTGAAGACTTTGGAGCAACATTTGGACTTGGTCCGATTACTGGTACACTTTCAAACTGGTTCGGAAGAGCGAAAGAAAGTGAACAAAAGAAAATAGGGGCAATGATGAATTCTGCCGTTGCCAAAATGAGAAACGAATTGCTTGGTTCTGCTGTAACACCAGCGGAAGAACGGTTCTTGGAAGATGTTTTACCAAAGGCTACTGATACACCATCGCAAATTGTGGCAAAATTGGACAACTTGAAAGAAAACGCACTCATTGAATTGAATTCCATGCGAGAAATTTATGGAATGCCAACTATTTCAGAAGAGGCTCTGCTCGATAAAGGCTTGAAAAAAGACCTCTATACAATTACAAAAACAACTCCTGAAGGGGCTACTGCAACGGCAGCAACAACAGGGGGTGACCTTTTCGCACTCACGGTTTCAAATGAAGGAAACCCAACCTCTCACAATTTAGACAAGGGGCTTGATGGCGGTGAATTCCAAAGCCATGGTTCTTTCCAAATGAACAGAGGAACGGCAAGCTCTTTCGCTAGCTGGCTTGGCTTTGAAAACACAGACCCAGAAAGCCCAGAGTTTGCACGAGAATGGGACGAAAAATCTTCAGATCCAGATTTTATAAAGAATGAGCAGGCTTTCATTAAGCGTACTCACTTCGACCCACAAATAGCAAAACTAACTGAGGCGAAATACCCACAGGGTTTAATAAATGATATGAGGTTTCAGCAAATGGTGATGGATGTTGCCGTGAATGCTGGAGCTGGAACAGACCTTATTATTACAGCCTTGAGAGGGAAAAAGATACGCTCCGTTGACGACGCATTAAGGCTCATAACGGAAGAACGGAAGAAACGAATTAAAGGACACGAATTTGAGACAGGACTGAATGATAGATTTGAAAAAACTTTAAGCTCACTTTCTAGCAACAAAATATAATGACCTTACTAAATCCAGAAGACATCAATTTCCAGCCAGAGGTAGAAAACCGAAAAATTAGCGAATTCGATTCAATTTCCTCTGAAATAACTGGCGAATCAGTAGAAGCCCCAGTAGCACCAATAGGAGGTGCTGAGGCAGACTTCTCAGAGTTCACGGAAGATGTAAAAGAAACCGTTGAGCCTTCACCCGATGTGCCAGATTTCTCAGAATTTCCAGCAGGCGAGGGGGCTGACTTTACAGAATTTGAAGCAGACCAAGTCAATCAGGAATCGGCAATTAGCCGAGATTTAGAGAGAAATGGAATTCCTCAGGAGGGTGAGCCTTCTTTTTTGGAGCAAAGAGTGAGATCACGGGGTGGTAAGTTTGTTGAAGCCCTGAAAAGAGGGTTTCCTGAAGGAGGAACACCACGAGAAATATTGAGCTTTTTGGCAAAATCAACAATGCCCCTTCCTCTTCAAGTTGACCCGACAAAGCTGGGGAAAGAAACACCAGCAGAAACGGCAATACAGGCGGGAGGACAGGTTGCAGGACTTGTTGGAGATATTGCATTTAAAACAATTTCAGACATAGCTGGAGCAGCTTTGCCAGAAGATTTAAAACAAGCGTTCGGTGTTGTTGGTGGTGAGGTTGCGGAAACTGAAACATTCCAATCTGCTATTGCTGCATTGGAATCAAGCCTTGAGGACTGGGAAAAATTTGCGGAGAAAAACCCAAGAATTGCAGGAAATGTAGAAGGTCTTATAGGGCTTTCTGAGGTAGTACCAGTTGCAGAAATGAGCATTGGAACACTAAATTTGTTCAAGAAATCCGCTCCTAAATTTATGGAGTTATTGAAAAAAAGCCCACGAGCAGCAAAGGAACTTGTTGATGACGCAAAAGTAGTTCCTGAGTTTGCTGAAATGGCTGCCGAACAAAGAGCATTGGATCTTGAGAAGCGAATTGGAACACGAAAGGGTAAGAGGGTTCAGGAGAAAATCAAAGAGCCAGAAACGGCTCGAACAGCCAGAGAAGCACTTGGACAGGGTAGAGTAGATCCTGCGAAGAGAGGTTTTTGGCAAAAAGTTATTGGCGGGAAAAAGGGAAAGATTATCCCAACAGAAGAAGTTGACCGAGCCACAGATGTAATTCTCCGTGATATTGCGAAACCAGATACGAGTAACCCACAAAAGTTATTCAACCAAGTGAAGGATACTGGAATACAAAAAGCAAAAAAACTGAAACCAAAATTGCAAAAAATACCAGTCGACGATACTGCTAGAGGGCAAATTGACGACGCAATAAAGATAATGGAGGAAGAGGTTTTGAAAGATGAAAGGGTGTTTTCCCTCCTCTCTGGGAAAGAGAAAAAGGCAATTACTCGTTATGTAGAGGATTTGAAGAATGCCAAAAATCTCGATGAAATTTGGGAGGCGAGAACAAAATATGACCGCTCTGTTCCAAAGAACACGAAACAGGCAACAGACCTTTCTGATTCAACTCTTCAGGACAGGCAAACTGCTTGGCTTGATAGCCGAAGGCACGGAAATAAAATATTAAAAGAAGCAACAGAGGGGCTTGAAGATATTTCTATTGTTGATGATTTCGCCGACATGAGTTCTCTTTTCGAGGTTCGGCAAAATATGATTCAGAGAGCACCTGAGCTGTTAAAACCAGAAAAAGGTATCTTTACAAGAAAGAACCTTATAAAAGCGGGGCTTGGTGCTGGTGGTGCTAAGCTGATCTTCGACTAGCAAAATCAACCGCTGCAAAGATGAAAACAAGCAGAATAAAAAATGCAAAATACTTCATAGAGAGAACCTAACTAAAAACTTGAAAAAAGTCAAACAATGAATACAACATTTGAAGCCAGCTTCGTAACAACAGGTACTCCGACCATTAAAATTTATAGAGTGGTTGGAGAAAAATATACGCTGGTAAAATCGGACACAATGAAGGCTACCCCTGTTACAGGGAAATACGCATACGAGTACAAGGAGATCAACCAGCTCCAAGACTATTCTGCGAGAATGGTGTTAGACGGAGAAATTGTTGACGGAGTTTATAATGGAATTTTTAGCACAATACTCGCTCGGACGGTGGAGAGAGGCGGTAGCGGTGGTGGTGTTTATAAAATGACAAAAGAAGAGCTTGAGCGGATCGTTTCAGAAATGACTCACTTGCTGCAAAAGAGCCTTAACGGTATTGAGATAGAACTTCCAGATGGGATAGGGGAAGAAGAGATTTTAAACGCTGTAAAGCGTATTGAGACAGTTGGGAAAGAAAGTTTTAGAAAGATTGGGTTGGCTTCAGAAAAACAGGCACAGCTTATTGAAAAACTTTCTCTCCAAATGGATGTTGAGAAGGGGGATTTTAAATCAGTTGTTGAAAAAATTGATAACATTATTTCTTCACAGGAAACGCTTTCTGGTGAACTGAAGACGGCTATTCTTTCGGAAATGCTATCGATTACAGAAGGGAAGGAAGGTAAATTTAAAAAGTTTGCAGAATTGCTCGGTGCTTTTAGAACGGAGCAAATGAAAGAAGCGAAGAATTTTGCCAAACTTTTGGGGGCATTCCGTAACGAATTAAAACAATGATAGTAAAAGGAGTTGTTGGAAGCGTTGATATAAGTCCTTTGGCTACAAAGGATAATCAAACAAATGGCGACCAAAAAACGCAGATTGTGGACAGCAACGGCGACACATGGAATTTAGAGCAAAATGGGGCGATGCCAGTAAATATTCAAGACCAGCACTCAAGAGCCTTGGATTTGAGATTTATTAAAGCTAATGCAGCACCTACTACATTATCTGTTGCTGCTTCCGAAGGAGACCTTTCTGTAACAGTTACATCAACTGCGGGATTTGTTGATGGTGCTAGTATCGCTATTTTTACTCCTGATGGAGATTTTTATTTTGGTGAACAGGTTGGAGATGTCGCTGGAAATGTGGTAACGCTGGACACCCCAATAGATACAGACTACCCGATAGGTTCTTCTGCTTTGGCAGCAAATCATCACATGAATGTTGATGGCTCAGGAACAACGCAGATATTCCAAATTGGACCTGTTGGTGGTGAAACAGGGGTAGAAATCGACATCACGAGGATAATGGGGAATATTTCAAACGGTACTGCAATGGACGATGGTACTTTTGCGGGATTAGACCCATTGCCAAATGGTGTTGTTCTTAGGGTGAACAACGGAATAATGACAAATATTTGGAATGTAAAAACCAACGGAGCACTTGGATTACTTTGTTTTGATGCTGCCTATACTACGAAAGCACCAGCAGGAGAGAATGGGTTTCGCTTTAGAAATACTTATGCTGGGCAGAGTAAGCACGGTGTTACGCTGAGGCTTGAGGCTGGCGACATTTTAGAAGTGCTTATCCAAGACGACTTAACCGACTTAACGGACTTCCAAATGATGGCTCAGGGACATGTTGTCACAGACTAATTTATTTGCTTAATCGGCACTCTCCGTGCCATAATATAAACAATGAATACTCCCGAACTTAATACGGAGAAAACAGAAGAAATTGGCACAGGGGAAAGTGTGCAAAAAAAAGATAATAGTGAAAAATTCCTAGAGCAACAAGCAGCGATAGGTCGCCTTCAGAAGGCAGGAATAGACAAAGCCCTGAATGGCAATTATCACTTAAAAAACACCAAATGAAGGAATTGAAAGACAGAATCGTAAGGCTCTCGCTGGGAACTATTGTATTGGTAGCAATATCAATAACAGGATCTCTCACATGGGTAGCCAGAAGTGCTTGGGAGGCTTCGAGGGAGAAGTCCGAACTCGTACACAGAATTGAA